CCCAGATGGTATCGGTATCGCCCACAATGGCCCAATTTCCGTCGTAGCCGGTATCGTGGGCCGCGTACAGCGCCTCGTAGTTCGGGTACCAGCCTACCGCGCCCTGGCTGACTTGCTGGGCAAGCGCGGCGTAGTATTTGGCGTTGTCCATACCCTCGCCGGGGCGGGTTGCTGTATCTCCCACGGCCCAGCTGCGGGCCTCCTTGGCACTGGCCGCTGCGGCCGTGGCGTTGGCAGGTGCGGCCTTGATGGCCTCGATGTTCTCGTGCACATCCTGGATGCCCGCTTCATTATCCCGCACGATCTTGGCGTTGGCGGCCACCTCAGCGGCCAGCACCTGCACGGTCTTGTATTCGTCCGTGCTTTCGAGCATTCCATCCTGCACCGGGTTTCTGTCGATGTCCAGCCGCAGGGGGGCCATACCGGCCACACCACCGCCCGCCAGCACCTCTACCATCGGGGCGAACGTGCCGTAGCCGGTCGTCATCTGGGCAGTCACGGCCATATAAACTGTGCTGCGGTCGCTGCTCACGCCCAGCGCAGGGTTGTAGACATAGTGCCCGTCTTTTTTATCCATCCGCAAATTGACATCCGCGCCGGTGGGCAGTGTCCAGGGCTGCCCGCCCTTGTACAGGGACACGGCCAGCACCGGGAGCGTATCGTCGTACTGTACAAGATGTACCGGCTGCACAACGTCCCGTCGGTCAAAATCCGCCCGCGTCGCCTTGATAAGCGCTTCTGCAGGTGGGCTGTAATTGGCTGCCGCCATTTAAAAACACCTCACTGTATCATTCTGCCGTTGACCAGCACATAGCCGTTGCCCGCGCCGTCCACGCCCAGCTGCACCTTCACGTTGCCGCCTGCGTCGCTGATCGCGATAGCGCCGCCCTCATACTGGCCAGCCATTGTGACGTTAGCGATCATATTGTTGGGGTTGCTGGCCGCCGGGCCGTACAGCACCAAGCGGCCCACGGCGTTGTTGCTGCCCCATGTAGACATAAACGCGCCCATGTGCCAGTTTCCGTCGTTAGTCTTGCGGTACATTTCAATTTTGGCGTTGTCGATGACGCACTTGCCCTCCGACACCGTCGAAGTGAATTTACCGGTGATGTCCACAGACCCGTCCGAGCCGATTTTAAAGTTGTCGCTATTCACAACCAGCCCGCCGTTAAAAGTCGTGACGCCCGTGTCCAAATTGGACACAAACTTTCCGTTAGTGGACTGCAGCACGCCTCCCCGGATAAGATTCGCACTCATAGTCCCGGTCGTGATGAAATCGGCGTTGATTGCACCGTCCATCGTGGCGGCCAGACGGTACGGCCCGCCGTAGCCGCTGCTGCTGTAACCCCAACCGGCCAGATTCCACCGCCAGACCTTGGTAGCCTTTTCAATTTCCGGCTTGTCCATTACAAGGATTTCGTCCGGCTCGTCCGCGCCGGTGGAGCTGTGCAGCACCACATAGCCGCCCAGATTGCCGGTGATAAGCTGTGTAGCGCGGTCAATGGCCCGTACCAGGTCGCTGCGCGTCTTGTTCACGGTGCTCTGTACGGTCTTGCCCATGTCGGCCACGGTGTTGGCCAGGTTGCTGCGTGCGTCTCCCAGCTCTACGCTGTCGTAACGTTCCAGCAGCACGTCATAGACCGTTTTGATGCAACTCGCATCCGCGCTCACGCCCAGCTTTGCAAACTGCACGTGTACGGTATCGCACAGGCACACCCGCTCCAGCAGGGCCTTGTCGGCATATTCGGCGGTCTGTTCCAGCTGGGCGAAGCTTAATGTCAGGCTTACCTTCGGCACGCCCACCTTGTTGGCGGCGATATAATCCAACGCGGCCTGCCGCAGCTGCGCGGCGGTGGGCTGCTCTTTTATATCCTGGCTCACGTCCAGCGTCAGCACCCGCACAAAGTCATACTTGCCGTCCGGCACGTTGACCACCGGGTTGCCGGTGATCTGGGTCACGTTGCCGTCGCTGTCCACCCAATAGGGATAGACGCCGGTGTAGACCTCGGCGCAGCTTTCTTCCTGGGTCAGATCGGTCAGGTTCTTTCCGTAGCGGATCGTCACGCCGCGGTCGGTGCCGCGCTGGCTGTGCAGCTTGACGGTGGTATTATCCCACTCGTATTCGCCGCCGTACACATCCAGCACGCTGCCCTCCACGCCGCCCAACAGACTGCGCAGACTGCCGGGCACGGTCACGGCAAAGTCTGCCACCGTCTGGATATCTGTCCAGAATGTGTAATCACAGCTCACCGCCGCATGGCTTTTGAGCTGCTGCAAGGCGTCGACTGCGTTCAACGCCTTGCACGGTCCCACCGGGATACCGCTCAAATCGTAGCTGATGTGCTGCGCGTTGACCGTCACTTGTCCATTGATGGGGCGGCTGATTTTATAAATTCTGAAATACTGCGCCTCGCCGTAGGGGTTCGGCTTTGCCAGAATCAGCCCGCGCAGCGCCAGGCTGCTGTAATGCTGCCCGGTGATGGGATATACCATTTCCAATTCAAACGCGCCGTTGCGCTCCTCGGTCACGGTGCAGCGCACAGCATCCCGCAGCACCCCCACGCCGTTGCCCTTAAGCCCCGTCGTGCCGTCATAATATCTCGGATAGCTAATGATTTACACCTCCTACAACGTCCACCATCTAGGTGTGATTTCGCACTTGCTAATGCCGCCGCTCCAACTAATTTGTGTAGCTCCTGCCCCCAGAGTGGGAAATTCAGGCGCAGTTACATATTTATTTAAGTTTATCGCTTCTTTATAAGCGTCCATCATTTCGCAGTCTAGATACATCGGCCCGGTGTAACCTGTAACACTTATTTGTGTGCCCCCAACTTGTAATTTGGCATCGCTAGTAATGGTTAGTGCGATAAGCGGAAGGGAAGGGAATACAGTTGGATTGTACAGAGAATCACCGCTTTTGACTTCAACAGCATTTTCGCCGTCTTTTAAGTATTTCTGTGGTTTGCAATCCAACGAAATGGTAAATGGCGCAAGGTGGTTTGCCCGGATATCAGTTTCTGGGAAATTAACTACCCGCGCCATTCTGTACACATTTGGTTCTTCCTCTGTTTCAAGCCTGCGATAGCTAAAAGTAGTTCCACGCAGAAAAGCTGCAATCGTTGGTAAAGTGTCACTTACATCAGCGTCCGTAAGCGCAAAGCATTTTGCTGTGGCGCTAATATTTGAGTAGCTTCCATCCCATTCTGTCAGGTCTCCACTACGTCCAGAAATGGTCGTGGCGGTTACTCTGGGCGTCGGTTGTCCAAAAGAAATTGCATTTTGCAGCCGAATTCCAACATCGAGGCTACATACACCGTCAAGCCAAAATCCATTAAGCATATACAGCCGCCTTTCTGTTGCTTTGCGCCTGAAGCTCATACGAAATCTGATTTGCTAGCGCATGTGCCATAGAATTCACATCGGAAAACTGAATGCCGTTAATATTGATGTTGATCGTCATGCCGCCAGCCATATTTGCTTCGCCCTTACGGTATGCGGTTGCTTCGTCCGCAGTCAGAACCATTTCGCCGCGATGCAGGTTTGCAACGTAGTTGTTATAGGGAACATAGTCCAGACCGCCTGCGTGGGAGCCGTTTGTCTGCACCGTGCCGGTAAAGCCGGAGACAATGCCGTCTACGAAATTTCCGACCTGTTCTTTCAGCCAGCCGCCCATACTCTTAATACCCTCGAGCAAGTTCTTTGCCGCGTTCACGCCTAAATCAAAGATTTTGCCGGGTAATTCCGCAAGGCCCGTAACAACAGCATCTAGCAAATCTTTTGCTGCTTGCGTTCCTTTGTTTTTTAGCTCAACTGCCCACTCTACGACTTTTTCAATCGTTTTTGTGAACCACTCTGCAATGTTTCCGGGCAACTGAGTAAAAAACTCAATTACGTTATTCAGGAACGTAGATGCCGCGTCGATTGCGTTGGACTTCATTTGCCCAGCCCATGCAATGACGTTCTCGATCGTGGTAGACAGGAACGTTAAAACGTTGCCGGGGAGTTGCGTAAAGAACTCAACTACGTTTTGCAAGAATTGGGAGCCAGCTTGCCGCGCATTCTCTGCCGTTT